CTCTTAATTAAATATAATCTGTTAATCTTACATTAAGTTAGTTACAGATAATTTCGCGAAGAAATCTTTTCTAACAACTTTCTTAGCGTATCTAGTCATCACACCTTTTCTTGGAGTGAAGTTCTTAGGGTCATACACTAATGGAGTCATAATTAGTGGAATATATGGAGCGTAAACCGCACCAGTTTCAAGGAATTGATTTCCTCTAAATCCAATAATTATATCGTTAGAGTTCCAGTAAGGGTTTTTGTAAACTTTATATTTGTTTGCAAAACTACCGATTTTTTCTACACCAGCTGCAAAAGTATCTGTATTACCATCTGTATCTACAGCGAAACCAGGTATAGTTTCTAATACAGTTGCTACTTCTGGAGAACATACTAAGAAGTTTGCTCCACCACGCATAGTAGCTCTATGGATTTTGTTAGATAATTTTTGGATTTCATATCCAATAGTAGCATTGTGAGAACCTAATTGGTAAGCCCAGATTCCAGCAGAACTTGTTTGGTAAGCTTTAGCAGTAGAAGCTGTTGGGTTTGCACACCAAGTTCCAGTAAAGCCAGCGTTAGCGTGAAGCATTTCAAGGATTTCTAAATCGATTTCCATTGAGATGTATTCAGATAACATTGAAGTTAATTCTGCTTCAGCATCAATTGAGTGATACGCATTTAAATCTTGTGCGAACTCTGGAGTCCATACAACTTTTAACTTACGAGTCTTAGCAACTAAAGCCTCTTGCTCTAAAGCAACTTCTAATTGTGGGATACTTAAATCAGTATCGTCAGTATTAGCTTCGAAGTCACCACGTTTCTGAGCATCTTGAGTAGCAGAGTAGTAGTAAAGGTCTGAACCTGTATCTAATCCTGTGTACCCGCCAGCAGCAGTATATGTTAAACCTGTAGTAATAGTACCATCAGAATGTGATGTAAATGCAGCAGCAGCCATATCAGCATCGAAATCAGCCATATCAGCGATTGACGCAGTTTGACCAGCTAAATCTAACTTTGTAGGTTTTGCAGAGTAACCAGCAGCACCAGGACCGTTGTAAAGTCCACCATCAAAAGATGTAGTAGCAGCTTTGCTTCCAGCACCGAATAATGAATCGCCAGCAGCTCTTCCACCACCTTCTGTTCCATATTTAAAGTCTAACCAGAAAACTAAACCAGAAGGTAAGTTCATTGGTTGAACTGATACGAAGTCTTTTGCTGACATTTCAGCGAAAATTCTTCTTACAAGAGGTAAAGCAACACCGTTCCAATCTTCACGACTTCCACCATCAGTAGAATTCGCTTCTGAGATTAACTGTTTAGCTTGGTTTTCAAGTAAGATAGCAGTATTATGCTTATCATATTCTCCACCTAAGCCTTCTAAAAGACCAGTCTTTTCCCATTTAGATACATATTGCTTTGTCTCGTTTCTTTGATTACTAAAGGCCGTTTTTGACTCTTGTAGTAAATTTGAAATATTTGACATTTTTGTCTCCTAAATTTCTTAAATTATATCAAACCTGCAAGCTTACGCATACGGTCTGAAAATTGATTTGATTCTACGATTACACCCTTTCTAGGTGCAGTAGATTTTGTAGCTTTTGAAGCCAAGCCTTCAGCGATAGCCGATTTAGTAGGTTTTGTACCTTTAATCGATTCTGCTAATGTTGAGTAAATCAATTTAACTTCTCTTACAGAAACCGCTCTATCGAACGTTTCAATAACAGATAATTTTTGTGATTCATTCATGTTATTTGCTCTAAACAATTTGTTTGAGAATAAAAGTTTAGCATTAAGCAAGTTAACTTCATTGATTTTGTCTTTCAAGTACTTGATAGTACTGTAAGCTTCTGCCAATGCGTCTTCTTCTACTTCTGCTTCTACTTCTTCTTCATCATCTTCTTGTAAAGCTTTAATAACTTCTTCAAGGTCAAATTCATCTGTCTCTTCTTCTTCAGCTTCTACACTTGCATCTTCTGCAACTGGTTCTTCAACTTCTTCTTCTGATTCAAATTCTTCGTCCTCACCTTCTAGTTCGCGAATGATAGCTTCCAACTCTAAGTCTTCTTCTTCATCTTCCAAACCTAAATCTGCTTCTACGTCTTCTTCAACTTCTACTTCGTCTTCAACTGCAACATCTTCGATTTCGTCTTCAACTGCTACTTCGTCTTCAACTGCTATATCATCTACAGCAACTTCATCTTCTACAGCAACTTCATCTTCATCTTCAATATCTTCATCGTAATCTTCACGAATTTTTGTCGATAACATAGATTGGATTTTTGGTGTGAATGCTTCCTCTAAGGCTAATTTAGCATTTGCAATTGCAGTTTCTCTAACAGCTTTTGCATCAGCGATAGCTTCTTTTAATAAGTCTTTTGACATTATTAATCTCCTTATATTATGTGATTAGGAAATATGGTTATTAGGAACCATAATAGGAATAGTTTAATGCATATCTTGCGCCATATAGAAGATGGGGCATTTTTGTATGCTTTTTTCATAATATAAATATA